TTATCTCCTAAATCATTGACAAGCTCTTCTGTATAAACATCCACATCACTTGAAAGCTTTTGCCCTGTTTCTTCTTCTTTTTGTTCTTGAGTCACTAGAGTTTCATCTGTGAATTCTATAGGTGTTAAAGTCTGAACGTATATTTTTAGAGCAATACTATTGACAGCAAGTATATCGTCAATCGCATCAATGATGTCATTTTGATATGGTCTTATAACCACATTTTCAAATAAATTGTGTGCATTTTGTATCTCTTCAGAGTTGCTGCCTAATCCATTGTTATTATCTCTAATCCCTACAAGTAGAGGAGAAGTGATTCTGTGTGCTAAAAGAAGCTTTCTTGTGCATTCCTCTGCGATGTACTGATAAACATCTGCTGAGTCAACAGCAGAAATGTCTTCTATTGTTGTTTTATTCTCTGGAGAGTCACTAAAAGAAACAATTATTTTTTCGCCATTAACACCTGTCAGCTTATTCATGATCTCTGATTTGATCATTTGCTGTTTTTCTAGTGTAGGCACGCCATTTGTCATCGAAATTAACTTACCAGAACTGAAGTTATTTGATACTTCATTGACCAAAAATTCGGAAATTAGTGCTTCTAAATTTGAATAATTTATTGACGAAACTTCTGGCGGTGGAGAATAGTAGTGCATTGAAGGAATATGCCTTCTTATAATGTATATTTCATTTTTTGCTCCAGAGCCAAAGACAGGAATTCTTGTAAGTTTATCGCCTTCCTGGTATTCATTCCACTTAGGGAAGTAGTAATAAGCGTTTATAACGCCCTTATGGTCGCATTTCTCAGCTCTTAATGTCTCTCTGTTAAAATGGGTAACCTTATCGACTTTAGAGCCTTTATAAGTCACTTGAAAGGCTGCTTCTCCGAGTAGCTTATAATCTAAACAAACACGCTTTAAATCTTTAGCTTTAAATAGCTTTTTAAAGGCAGCAAATTCGTCTGGTCTTCTGCTAGAATCTAAAGCATTAAAACCTTTGCCATAGATTTGACCTACAACACCTGTAATGATGCTGTTAGTAGTAGGGGAGTTTAAGTAGGCATCGATTAACTCTGTGTAGAAGTCATTGTCGTCTCCAAAAGCCACAAAATCGCTGTGTGGGTCTTCATAGACCTCTGGTGTTTTGTAAGCCTCTAGATTAAGTATGTGAAAATCGCTATTCATAGACTAAATAATCATTAGCAGCAGTAGGATTTTGCACGAACTTGCCTGTGTTAGGAGAATAGGTACTGACAGTCTGATCTGTTCCAAAAATCTTATCTCTATATAAAACCTCTGAAGTTGCTGTATTTGTAACCTCTAAAATGTATGTAATGTCTTTTGCAGCATCTAAACCTAGATTAGCTGTATATGAGTAATAGTACTTTACAGGAGTCAAAGAACTGACTGTTGCATTATGTACTTCTGTGTTTTGTTCTTCGTTTGTTATCACTACTTTAAAAATATTTGAACCTGTTGGCGCATAGCTTCTAGGTATTATGTTTAATGTGTGGCTTGCTTGTGTTCTGTCCACTACTATCATTAGTCTATCTTAAAAGTTCCTGTCCCTATGTTATAGATTTTGTTTTTCTTTAAAGATTTAAACTGATCTTCTGTCAAAGCTTCTCTTGCTTGTTCTTCAGTAGCATCATGCCACTCAAGTCTGTCGAAAGGTTTGAATATTATGTTTTTTTTCTTCATGTTTTGTTTTTATAATTGTTTTGAAGAGGGCAGCCATAAGCATACCCCCAAACAAAACACATCTTTAAGAGTTTGTTCCAACAGTTATTGTTGGCGAAGCACTACTCATTCCTGCGAATGGTGTTGCTGCTGTTGCTCCATTAATAAAGTCTGGTGGACTAGCTTCTTCTGCAAGAAACTCAATCTGGTATCCAGACATATCTCCTCTGCCATCCCCACTGGTCATCGTGGTTGAACTGACAGTCACACCATTTTCTCTTCCAAGTAAAAAAGCATTTAAGTTCCTGTCTTGGACAACTATTGAGTTGCGCCCATAAGACAAAAGCTTTAATTGTGCCGAGTCATCTTTTGAAAGTTTTGGTAAGGTCACAGATAAGACAGTACTATAAAAAGTCGTGCCTGTATCTTTTGAAGTTGTCGCTGTGGTTGTAAAACTATTTCCTGCACCATTCAAATCGTATTTAAACGCTGTGAATGTCCCACTCATATTTGAAATGGCATCTGAAGAAATAGTTACAGTTCCGTATGGCGCAACTCCGTTTGTTATAAAAAGCGCAGAGATGCCACCCTGTACGTCAGCACAGTTGATAGCCCTCCCCTTAGTCACTAAACATGGCATAAGTCTTTGATTTAAATACTAGGGGAGTTGCCCCCCCTTTGTATTGATTAATATTAAGAGTAAAGTACTATCTCACTACCTATTCCAAGTGCAACTGCTGCTGAACCTCTAAGAATAACTCTTGAATTTTGACTTCCATTAATAGGGCCGAGATCAATTATTTCTGATCTATTCATGTCGCTGAATAAAGAAGTTCCAAAAATCATATTAGATTTAGTTGTCGCAATCATATCAGTTGAAGTCATTCCTGGACAATGTCTTACTTTTGCTCCTAAGAAATTAAGCTCCTGTTGACCACCATACCAAGTTGAATATTTACCATCAAGACCTGTCGTTGATGGAGATGCTGCTACTACGCCAAAACCTCCTAAACTTTGGACGTACTTGAAAAAGATGTCAGTAGGAGTATATATGTATAAATCTGATTTACCTTTTATAGTTGTAGGAATTGCATCAAAAACTCTAGAAAGTTCTGTTGTAACATTAGCAGCCGTCACGCCTGCTTTTGCTACATCAACAACATCTCCGTTTGCATTAGCTAAAACTTCAAATCCATCAAAAGGAATATCTCCTGCTGTTGTTCCAGACCAAATTGCTGTTTCCATTGCTGCTGCTGTTTTTAAAACAACATGCTCAAGGATAAATTGTCCGAATGTTTGTGGCAATTTAGAATTAATTCCGTTTAGCTCTAAACTTTGCCATTGATTGCGGAAATTTTTTGAACAAACTTCAAGATTTACTTGAATTTCTTTTGGTTCAATAACGACTTCACTCGTTGTCAGAGTACCTGTTGCATCGAAGTCACAAGTACCTGGTTTAATTAAATTAGCATCCGAGCTTATAATCTGGATTACTTCTTTGTATTGAATATTATCTCTGATGTCAATTGTTCCAGAGGCAAGTGTATCTCCGCCCAAAAGTGCTGCGCTTAAATAACCTTTAGCTGCCTTCCCACTGTAACTTGTGGTAATATTCTGTGTAGTTCCTAATTCTACTTTCATTTTTTCTTTTTTTTATTTATTATATATTATGATTCAGATGCCCAAACACCATCTCCACCTGTTAAATACCATGATCCTGCTTCTAGAGCTACTAGAGAACACCAATCGCCTTTGTTTGCAGTTGCTTTTGTGTTTATCCAATCTTTGTTGGCAACACCGCCAGATTGTATAGCAGCAACAGTTCCATGAATTGCATCCGCAGCATTAGGACTGATTGTGATAATATTGTTTCCGTCTGCTCCTGTGTTTCTGAATTTAAATTCCATTCCAACGTTATTAGCATCGATTTTTGGAAGAGTTATCACTTTAGCATCTGTCGCGATGTTAAATTCGCCACCTGCTTGATTTGCATTAACGTCTTGAGTTACTGTCAAAGTCGTTTGCTTTGATCTAGCTCTTAGTACGTCATTACTTGTATTAATTGTATTTGACATTTTTTAAATTTTATTTATTGTAAATCATTTGTCTAATTCGACTCAGTTGATTGTTTTCTTGTTGAGGCAAATTATTTTTTGGCTCAGATGCAGCTTCTGGATTGTGAGCAATAGGCTCTACAACTTCTGCTGACATCTCTACTTGTTCAACTTCTTTTTCTTTTTCTAAAAGGGTTTTAATCTCTGCAATCATAGATTTGACTTCATCAACTTCCTCTTTTGTTGCATAAACAACTTGTGTAGATTCAGTCTTTGATTTTACTTTAGCTTCTTCAGCTTCAGCTTCCACTTCTTTTTCAGCTTGTTCTTCAACAACTTCTTCTTCAGCAGCTTCTTTGATCTCATTAATTAAACCTTCCTCAATAACTGATAAGATTCGTGAATCCTCCAAAGTATAATCACCGACAGGGAGGGCAATTTTCTCTCCTTCTTCTCCCACGATAAATACTTCTTTGTCTTTGACAAATTCTCCTTCAGTCATAATCTCCGTACCGTTGTCCAACTTCATAGTTGCCAATTGTACTTTTTCTTCAGACAATTCTATTCCTAGAATGCCTTTTATTTGGTCTAAAACTTCAAGTGCTTTCATTTATATTATTTTCTATACTATATATACGTTTGAGTTTAAAAAATCGGTCATATTTTAAGACCTTTTTTACACTTTGCCTATTCCTTGTGCTATCATAGAGCCATCACAGCACTTAGAATCATAAGTTTTGCGGTCTCTACATAAACAACCACGCTTTCCACCTTTTGGAGATGTGCGACTTACTGTTTTTGGTTTCTTTCTAGGCATCTTTATCGTTATTATGTGATTCACAAGGCATAAACCAGGTCTTGTTTTCTAAATCATGGCTATGGAATCCAGAACATCCAAGATTTGCAGCCATTTCTTCTGCTTTTTCTTGTGTTGAATAGGCAAGGCGGTCATCTATAACAGCATAGTCTTCATTTACAACCATTGTTTCTAGTTTTTGACTATTCATAGGAACACAATTAGGAACTTTTTTTCCGTTCTTCATTTTATAACCAATCATTTCATAACCTGCATAACAAGGTTTTTTTAAATCTTCTTCTAACATATCTAATTCACGAAGTTTTGATCCTGCCCATCTTAGACCTGCTTTGCCACCCCACAATAAATAAGAGATAGTTCCACACGCTTTAGTATCGCCTTCATCATAGTATTCTCCTGCCCTTGATAGATAGCTGAACATTCTCTTGACAGTTTCAACAGTGATAGCATCTTTTTTAGCTAATTGCTGCGCTCTTACTTTGCCAACTTGTGTTGCACATTTATTATTGTTTTTTTCATTCAGATCAATGCCTCTTTTAGCGTTATTAGATACAGCATCTGGATAATCAGAATAAGACTCTAGATTTTCACTAGAGAGAAAGTCTTTTAATTCGTCTAAAAGCTCATTGGCTTCATCCTCTAAAGATTCGTTTAAGGTTTTATCTTTAGGTCTTTGATCAAAGCGAGAGGAAAAATACGCTTCAATAGAAAAACCACGGACTTTTTTTGTGCGTATATAGTCATTCCAAACTTCATCAGAATTCACTTTCATGGAAACCATCCAAGTTCCCATAGGAACATCCATTCCATAATGTCTAGACTTATCTTGTTCTGATTCTACAATCCAACTCTCAACCACAGTAAGACCTTCTAATGCCACTTTATGCTCTAGAGTAGATTGAGATTGATTGCCTTTTATAAAAAACAACTCAGAGGCTTTTCTGACTGTATCTTTTGAGAAGAAAATGTAGTATTCGTCTTCTTCATTTTTACGGAATATTGGTTTATTAGGAATAAGAGCTGCACCCATTAAGATTCGCTTTTCTTTGTCCTGTTCTGCAAACTTGACTTCCTGGTTTTTTAGGGCAATAAAGTCTTCTTCGATTGCAGGGTTTTCAACTACTGAAATGGCTGTGATACCATTGTCTTCGTTTTCTTCGTCTAGTATTAATTCTATTATTTTCATGTTTATCCTATTGATGCATTTTCTATTATATTTCTGTCTAGTGATTGTGCTGTTGATACATCTCCAGATGTGACAAAAGCTTTTATTGGTTTCTGACTTTCTCCACCTATGGTTTCTGCTAACTGATTTATAGGCGATGCCCCAACAATATTAAAGTCTGGAGGTGCAGAAGGTATCGCAGCACCACCGCCACCGCCACCACCAGAGACAGAGGGTTTTGATCCACTCACTATGCTTTTAATGGATTTTGCTCCAAAGGCTGCTGCTATTCCTGCTTGAATAAATGGATATGCAGGCCCAATAAATGGAATCGCTGTAATTGGAGAAGATTGTGCTGTTGTAAAGGCATTTTGAACACCTTTTACAGTTTCTCTAGTCACATCTGCAACTGCCATCGCCTTGCCTATTTTAGTGCCTTCTCCTGCGAGATTTGCTAGTCTTCCTAGTGTTGCATTGTCTTGAGCTATTGCAGCGTCTTCTGCTGATTTTTTAATATCGTCATCTTTTTTCTGTGCATCGTCTTTTATTTTTTGAGAGTCAGCAGCTAAGTCTTTTTCATTTTGCAACAGTTCATCTTGCAGGTCTTTTTGTTCTTGTAGTAGAGAATTCGTGTTTGTGAGTTGTTCTGATCTAAACCCTGTGACTGTTTCTTCTACATCTATAAGAGCTGTCTGAGCATTTATAAGCGCAATCTGTAAATCTAGATTTTCTTTATCCAGGTTTAAAGCAGCTTGAGCAGCATCAATTTGATCTTGAGCATTTGCCATCATGACTTCTGCTTGTCTATCTAAGACGTTTCCTAATTCTTCATTGGCTGCAATTCTATCTTCTATTGACTTAGAAGTGTCGTCTCTAATTTGTCTCTGAAGCTCTGCTTCTTGACTAAATTGTAATAAAAGTTTAGCGTTTTGTGCTTCAGATAATTGTGCTTGTTTATTTAAATCAACTTGATTTTTAGCAGCATTAAAAGTTTCAACAGCATATTCCTTAACTGCTTTTGTTACTTTTTCAACTGATTTGTCTACGCCTGTAAATACGTCAACTGATTCTTTTCCTGCTTGTTTTAAGCTATCAACTGCACCAGAAAAATCTCCCTTAAACAATTTGACAACTGCTTGTCCTAAAAGACCTGCAACTTCTTTTGCTTGTTCAAATCTATCAATCAAGCCTTGCATGATTCCATCTTTTAATTCACGAAAACTTGGGATGCTTACATTAGTCACTAATTCTACTAAATCATTAAAAGCTTTTTGCAAGAAATTAGCACCAACAGCCATAGCATCCATCACTCTCTGATTACCCATAAAAAGCTCCATAAGTTTTTCAAAGATGACTGCTCCTGCTTTAAAAAGTCCACCTGTTAAAACAGCACCAACGCCAGAAACAGCTTTTTTAATTCCGCCTAGTCCTTTGCCTGCATTTTTAGATTCTTCTTTTATGTCGACTAATTCATTAGTAACATTTTGCAAGTCTTTCCTAAGACTGCCAAACTCGGCTTTTAAATTAACCTTTACTTCTTCTGCCATTTCTTAATAGTGTTAAATGAATTAATTCATTCATTGATTCTGGTATTTTGTTACTCCCTAATGCTATTCTAGACAACTCTCCTAAATTCTTAGTATCGTCTTTCACAAATTCTAGCATTTCTAAAATGTTCTTTATCATGATGTACTTTGTAAATCATTAGCATTATCTCCAAGTCTCATATCTTGTGCTGTCGTTAATGTTCCTGTAAATGTTCCACCCTTAATCATAATGACAGGGTAAGCACCTAATAATAAATGGTATTTCACAAAAGCATTTGTTTTATCTCCTAAATCTAACAATGCTGAATTGTCAGCTCCAAATCTATCTAGTGCCTTAAAAGTGTGCGATATTGCATAATAAGTATCTGCTGTTGGACTAGCAACGCTGCTGAACCATTCGACTATCTGTTTTGCAGTTGCTAGAGTTACAGGTTTTACAACATTTGTAATAACAAACCCATCTTGATTTTCTCCGCCATAAGTGCTAAAATTATCTGCTCGCATTATCATTTCCCATGAATTTTGGCTTATATATCCAGAAGTTCCTACTATACCAATCATGTTCTCTCCACTTGCATTGTTGTATTGAGTAACTGCTGAAGCAACAGTCTGAGCTATTACTAGGCTACTAATTGCATCTGCTTTATCGTTCTGGACTGTCGTGTTTGTCCTTGCATAAAAACGATAATAAATAGTTGCAGGGTCAGTCAATCCTGCTTTTTTGTAAATGCTTTTTATAGGCACATTTAAAACAGCCAGAGAAGGGATAAATGGAACGACTGTGACATCTCCAAAAGCTTTTAAAGTATCAATGTCATTTGTAGAGCTTAGATTTGTTAGAGATGTAGAATATAAATATCCGTATTCATCAAGTCTATCTGTGTCGCCTACTTTCCCTAGTGCAGTTATTTGATGACTAAAGAAAACCTCTGTTGTTGTAGAAACAGGAATCTGATCTGTGGCGATTGTCGGAGCTATAACCTTGAGGCTTGTATCTGTAAATTGACTCACAGGATTATTAGCAGAAGCTGTTGGAACACCTGTGTTTGTGTTTGGAATAGTAAAGTCTAAGTCACACCCTGCATCGACAGTAATATCAACACTATCTACACTAATATATATTGTGTCTACTGTTAAACAGTTGTTTTCTATTGCTTTTAGTGTTCTAAATACAGGTGCTTCAAATATGTTAGTCAGTTCCAGACTGCTTTGCTCTGTTTCAAAGTTTGTGGAGATTTTGTTTATTCTATATTCGTTATTATTAAGAATAAATTTATCCGCTAGATTTAGATTGTATATTATATTCATAGGCAGATAAGCCTTGACGCTTGTTAGCCTTTTTCTAACATCAAACATATCGTCCACATAATTTTTATAATATGTGTTAAATAAAGTTTTAGGATTTACTTGTCTTGAGAATTCATCAAATTCTGCATTAAAATTTATACTTTGTTTACCAACTAAAAATGTGCTTCCTGTCGATTCACAGTTTAATGGGATGTATGGATTAGCTACTGAAACCCCTGCACTCTTA